ATCCCTCAGTCCATCCGCTAATACGTTCTAATACTGTTTCAGCTCTGCGTGCTTCGATCATCTGCCAGAGAGTTACATCTTCAACTGATGGACACGTATAAATGATCTGTCCATTACGTGTTACCCAGCGAGAAGGTATTAAGTATTCCGACATATAATGCAGAAGTGCGGTTTCATCTTGCGAAAGACTCTCCACAGCATCCGGCTTTAGATTCGCTATACGCCGTAATTGCATCAAGCGTTGATATCTACTTGTCAGACGAACAAACGTCTTCCATAACCAACGAAATGGGGTAAATAGGCGATATATCTGATATCGCACATATCCCCGAAAGGTTTTAATTTCGCTTTTCTTCATCTTTTCTTTGTTTCTTGCCGGGACGATACTTGGCGATCAGAAACTCAGTCGCGTATCGTATAGCGTCCATAGCGTGATTATTTTCGTCTACTGCCTCGTTCGTATCATAGAGTCCGGTCATCTTGTCAAATACATACGAGTAATTATCTGCTTCGTCCTGTATGCCTCGACTACCTTGTACAATGTGCATTTTAAACTGCTTCACTTGTGAAATACCTGCCATGATTGATCCTTTTCCCTTTATACATGGAAATATGCGGCATCCCAAACGAGAAATCTCAGCAATACTCTTCGCCTCTTGATTGTCCGCAATAGTGGTAACTTTATGTAGCCCATTCTTGCGCAAGACATTCGCAATATCCCAATTCAACAGACCTGTAGAGTATGCGATCTCTTGAACATAAAGATCATCTTTATCGAAGCCAACTTTTACAATCGCCGTAGGATCACCAGAGAAACCGAAGTCAAGACCAAGACACCATTTACAATTCGCTGGAAACTCCGGCACAATATCATATTCAGGATATACCAGTCCTTCGGTTCCTCCTGTTTCACCTAGTCCGAAGATTCGCCACCAGTTTTCATCAGCCTTATTTCTCTCAATCTCTTCGATCTGCTCCGGCGTCAAATATGGATT